GAGCAGGCGCTGGACACACTGAAAAAGGAAATACTTTATTTGCTATAGAAAAGTTTAAAGAATTTATCGATATCAATGATGGAGAAAAACCAGTTATTATTGATGTTGGTGCAGATATTGGTGAAATGTCAGTACATTGGAGTGAATGGGCTAAAGAGCTTCATGCATTCGAACCAATTCCATTTACTTATAAACTTTTAAAAACTAATGTCAATGATAACAATTGTAAAAATGTTATAAATCATAATGTAGCTTTAAGCGATAAAGAACAAACTCTTACTATGAGATTTAATGAACAATCTAATGATACTGCTAAAATAGGAGTATTCACAAGAGAATATAAAAATGATGAAATACTTGAAGTTGAATGCAGATCTTTAGATAGTTACAATTTCAACCAAGTAGATTTTATTAAAATTGATGCAGAAGGTCATGAACTACAGGTACTACAAGGTGCAATTGAAACTATTAAAAGATGTAATCCAGTATTTCAAATAGAATCAGAAGAAAAACATTTAAAATCTTTAGGATTAACAAGAGACGATGTTGGCAAATTCTTAACTGGCTTGGGTTATAAAATATATGAAAAACAAAATCTTCGATCATTTGCAAAAACACATGCAATTCAAGAAATAGCTTCTATGAATGACGCTAGATTTAAAGACGTTTTATTTATGAGACGAAGGAACTTGATAAAAAGACAACCAACCTGTTATAGCCGGCCCCCAATGCCTTCTAAAGACAACATTTTAGCAGAGTAATGGAACAAGTTTTAATTATCTTTATAATTGTGTTAATGCTAATGTTACTAGGACTATAGTATGATCTCGATATCTGAATTAAGAAACAATAGAAATGAAAGAAATTTTAATATTTTTAACTCATGGGTTAAAGAATTTTTTCAACGCGAATACATGCGTGACACAGACACGATACACACATACGTGCCGTCTACCGCTGCAATGCGTCAAGAAGTAAAATATTGGAATCCAAATAGATCTAAACATGCTGAAGTATATTGGTTAGAAAATTTTGTATTTGGAAGAAAAGACTTAAGTTTAAGAAATCAAATTCTTAATGCTATTGCAGTAAAATTTGTTGGAATGCCAACTTTAACATTAGTGGCAAACAATTCATATGATTATCATGATGTAATTGATTTTGATAGATATGAAGTAGACATAAATTATTTTAATCTTGTAAATGCTAATCTTAATAATAATGTTCACAAAACAAAAATTTGGGGAACAACACAATTACAAACTTCTCTTCAAACAGCGGCTAGAAATTACGTACGAGAACTTGAAGAAAATCCAAATAAAACATTTCAATTATCAGACATGATTCAGTGGATGCTTCACTTAGATTTATCAGGCCTTTCAAAAACAGTTATGGATAGAAATAATCGCTTAAGTGATGTATGTAAATGGCTTAAAGAATGGAGAGGAATTGGACCATATTTTTCATATCATCCACCTTGTAATTTTTCTAGGTCATATGACTTACCACACATAGACGAAGATGATAATTTTTGTTTAGTCGGTCCAGGAGCTAAAAGAGGAATGCAATTCGTATTTCCTGACGTAAAGTTTAGTAACAATTCAATTATGGAAGAATACATTCTTTCAGTAAGAGATCATCAATATGAGTTTTTTGAATTTAAAAATAACAGAGAAGCAGAATATTATGCTAAAAATCTAGAACGTGGAGGCAATTTAACAACCTTTGGAGTTGAAATAACCTTTTGCCAATTTGATTGTTTTATGCATATTAAAGATAATCCTCGAGCTCAAGAAAAAAGAATGGTTCCATTGACATTTAATTCATTTGAACAGATCGCAGAAGATTTAAAACATAAAATAAACCAAGGGACGTTAGATCAATGGATATAATTAACTGCCCTTTTATTCCTATAGCAACTAGAGTAGCATCTCATAGAGGCGCTCAAGGCGCAATATATGCTGATATGATTGGCAATTGTGATGTTAACTATTCCGGTAAAATTCAAGACCATAATGTTTATGACACTATGTGGGTATATCATGGCAATGATTGGAATGGTGGAATGAACTTATTTGGTGGAGTATATGGATTTCCATATGTACAGAACACAGTTAACTTTTCGAAATTCAAAGGAGAAGTTAAATCTCTTCTTATAGATTTTCCACCTTATCACGAAATGATAAGAGACAAAATCAAAGCAGGAGAAGAAAAAGACAAGCCAATACAGCCAGAATGGTATGAAATAGATTTAAATAATTTAGAGAGAATGTATAATGAAGCAACAACAATTAAATATCCAAGAACAAGTAAGAAAATGGTGGTGGGAGATTCTCATGCTATTTGTTTATATCGTCCCGGTTGGAATGTTAATAGCATCCCTTTTAAAACACTCAATGGAGTTTTAAACGATGGATTAGAAACTTATATTGATCAAGATGTAGAAGAATTAGAATTTTATTTTGGCAATATTGATATAAGGCATCATCTTTGTCGATTGGAAGGAGATCTCGAAGCTAACACTATAAAGCTAGCAGAACGATATGTAACGGAGGTGAGAAACTTATCTGTTCCAGCAACTAAAAGAGGAATCTATGAGCTCCTTCCAATCGAAAATGAATCTCGCAAGATCCCAAAATCTGGTTGGTATAAAAATCAGCCATTTTGGGGCTCTTGGGAAGAACGAAATAATGCACGTAATATATTTAATCAGTATATTGATGATGCCGGCCTGTTAATTAAATGGACAGACCATCTTACAAATAATAAAGGCGAACTGGATTTTAAATATATGGAAAAACCACAATCAATACATCTATCAAGAGAATTTTATCCTTATTGGAATGGAATCGACGATCTTGTGAATCACGTACCTGGCAATAGTTTAGAGGATTTTTTATCATGAATTATGCTAGTATAGTACCACTAATTGGCGGTTCGACAATCGCTATGGAAAACGTTTTTGGCCAGAAACCTTCTTATTTCTTAACTTATGATGGTTTCCAAGACAATGAAACACACCTATTAAATTATTATAATCATTCTGTACCCTATCTGAATCTTTCAGAAGGAATTCCTGTATTGGAAACTAAGATTGATGTAGTTAATACTGTTTGTCCATGTGCTGGTCTTTCATCTTTATCTCCTTATGCTTCATCAACAAATGAGGCAAATGATTGGATGGTTACGTCGGCAGAATATATTCTAGGTTCAGTACAGCCAAAAGTATTTTGGGGAGAAAATGCTCCTCGCTTAGCTTCTAAAATGGGTAAACCAGTAGTTAAAAAATTACGTAAAATAGCTGAAGCAAATGGATATACTATGTCAATATTTAAAACTAAATCTATATTACATGGATTGGGTCAAGTACGAGATAGAGCATTCTATTTTTTCTGGAAAGGAGATAAAACTCCATTATTAGAATACGTGTATAAGCCTTTTGAAAGAATAGAAGATACTATACGTAACACTGAAAAAAAATTAGATGATCCAATGAGCCAATTACTTACTAATGAAAGTATTCCATCTGAGAATCCTTTTTATAAGTATATACTAGAAGAAATTGAAGGTGGTATTTCTCATAAGCATTTTCAAAGAAAGATTGTTCGTTCAGTTGGCGTATTAGATTACATTGAACAACATACGAATTATAAAGTAGTAGGCAAATGGATGCGAGAAAAAGGTTTTGATAATGCAGCTAAAAAATGCGATCGCATGTATCACAAATTAAAAGCTGGCGGAAATATAATGAGAAAAACAGTTGAAATCCCTAAAGATTATATTGGAGCTTTTGTAGGTCATATGCCTACTAATTTAACTCATCCAGATGAAGACAGATATCTCACAGTAAGAGAAGCATTAACGATCATGAAAATGCCTAGCGATTTTCAATTGTTAAATCCAAAGAAAAACCTTAATCATATGTGCCAGAACGTTCCAGTCACTACCGCTGAACATCCTGCTGAAATGGTTAAAAAATTCTTGTCCGGAAATCTAGATTTAATAGATACAGATTTCATGATACAAGATAATAAAAAGAAAACGTATGAATATGAAAAAAGTCCTTTACAATTGGACGAATTTATGATATAATATACTATATGAATGATAAACTAAACAATGGAGAAATATGCCTAGCATAGATTTAAGACCTCGACCGAGGCACCCAAAAGATAAAAGACCGTCCAAACCGATGCCCTTTGATATCGCATTACGCAAATTCAAAAAGTCAGTAGAACGTGCTGGAATTTTACAAGAAGTTAGACGAAGAGAATTCTTTGAAAAGCCTTGTCAAAAAAGAAATAGAAAAAAAGCCGAAGGCATTCAACGATGGAAGAAAAAAGAATCTTCCATGGCCTTACCTAAACTAAAACATTGGAGATAATATATGAGCATAATGGATAAACTAAAAACGAATTCTAAAATAAAGCAAACAGCTACGTTAGAGGATTCAATATTTTACAAAGAAGCTGATATAGTATCAACTTCGGTACCTATGATAAACGTAGCTTTATCTGGTGATGTAGAAGGTGGATTAACATCTGGACTTACAGTATTAGCTGGACCATCTAAGCATTTTAAAACATCCTTTGCTTTGCTTATGGCTAAAGCATATATGGATAAGC